AAGATGCTGAACGACATTGTGTTGCTGATTGTTGGTGGCATTGGCGGCATCGTTGGTAAACGGGCTGTGGGTGCTGTGACAAGCACAACGCCTACACCTCAGATTTCAGCGCCTCCTACGCCTGTTTCTGCCCCTCCTAGCCCACCTGCCACTTCCACTTGGACTTCTCCCCCTGGCGCTATGCCTGTTTGGGTCAATCCTCCTTTAGATGAAACCTGGACACCCCCACCACCTCCCACCACTCCACCCCAACATTTGGAGTCTGACTCTGTGCGTGAGGAAATCGCTGCGGCTCGGCAAGAGGTGAAGAATGGTTAACCCGTACTTCATCATTGGAGCAATGATTGCTGTGGGTGGAGCATACGGGTACGGGCATCATGTTGGATGGGGTGATAGAGATGCTGAGATGCAAGTTGAGATTGCCAAAAAGAATGATGAAGCAAGAGAAAAAGAGCGTGAACTTGCCCAACAACTGAATGACCAATCAACCAAACTTTCGGAGGCCAATAATGTCATCACTCAAAAACAGTCTTCTCTTGATTCTGCTATTCGTGCTGGTAGGTTGCGGCTCCCGTCCACAAGTTGTGTACAAGCCCCCGCAAATGCCCCCACTCCCGCCGGAGATAGCCCAAAAGAGAGAAGTGAACCTGTCAGACAGGTTTATGAAACTTCTGACTCCGAACGAGCAACCCTCGCAGCCATTGCCGAAATCATCGCCCAAGGCGACAGAAACACAGCGCAATTGAATGCGTGTATTGACAGTTATAACAAGGTAATGGAGGTGATGAATGGTAACCGCTGAACAACTTAAAAAACTCCATATTGGTGCTGAGTGGGTTGATGCCCTCAATGAAACCTTCAACACTTTTGGTATTTCTACCAAACGCCAACAAGCTGCTTTCATTGGTCAATGTGGGCATGAGTGCGGTAACTTTAGAACCCTTGAAGAGAACCTCAACTACAGGGCTGAAACCCTGATGAAGCTATGGAAGGCAAGGTTTCCAACGATGGAGATTGCCAATCAGTATTCCAAAAATCCTAAGAAGATTGCAAACAAGGTGTACAGCAGTCGCATGGGAAACAGGGATGAGGCATCTGGTGACGGGTATCGGTTCAGAGGCCGTGGGTGTATCCAGTTGACAGGCCATGCAAACTATTTCCATGCTGGTCAAGCCTTGGGAGTTGACTTTGTAATGGAGCCTGACCTTGTGGCTACGCCCAAGTATGCGGCACTCACTGCTGGATGGTTCTGGTCAACCCACAATTGCAACAACCTTGCTGAAGCTGCTGATTGGGTTGGCTTGACCAAGAAGATCAATGGTGGGACTATTGGCCTAGATGACCGAATCAAGCACACTAACGAGGCTTTTGCGGTGCTTGGTTCTTGAGTTTTCCACGATTGAATATCTTGTGTTTCTTGAAGAAGTACAAGATAGCTTGGTAGGCAACACCAAACCTTTTAGCAATCTCTTTCTTGCTAACACCATCTTTCCATAGCGTTATGGCTCTGGATTCACTGATTTGAGTGGGTTTCCTGCCACTTCCAGGTCTTGCGCCACCCTTAGTCTTCATTCAAGGCCATCCAAACCATGATGCAAACGCCTCCAATGGCTAGTGCAATGCCCAGAAAACCTATGGCAAAGATTGTGATGATTGTCTCAATCACAAAACCCCCCTCATCTCCCATCCTGCAATAAAGTAGTTCCAACGTTGTTGCATAGCGGGGTTGATGTACTTGTCGCCAGTCATGGCTAGATCGGCATCTGTGTAGCCTTTTGATGACATCAGTGCGTGGAATACTTTACGTGCTTTCATGTGTTCTCCTTGAGTTTGGCTTCGACAGCATCGTTTACTTGATCTGCGCTCAATTGAGCCATCATGATGCTTATGGCTTGTCTTCGCTTTATTGCGCCGCATTTTTCGCATTCAGACAGTTGATGAAGTGAGCCTTCATAGTCTTCAATAGCACGCCCCCACTTGCCCCACTTATGCCAACAAAATTTATTCATGTGTTCTCCTTGATGCCGTGTGCGGCTTCGATGGCTCGGGCAAACTGCAACACATCAGGACTTGTTCCTAAACCCGATAAGTGCAGTGCTTTAGAAATCACCTGCTCATCCGTCAGCGGCTTGCGCTGTGGTGGGGTGGTGTAGTAACGCCTGAGCATCCACTCCATAACATCACGAGATATAAAATTCCGTGTGTTTTGATAGATTTCTTGCTCAAGGTCTTCTAATGTCGCCACAGGCTCTTGCTCTGGCTGTCCATAAGCATCCCGATACAGACCCAGCCGTTCATTTTCATCATGCAAGGCTTGAAGTGCTTTCTCTTGCTCAATCTCTTGCCCCAACCTTTGCACTTTACGCATGGCGTGTTCTGCCAATGCCCTCTCTGCTACCAATTTGGCAAAGTGATAGCGTGTGAACATCTCACCATCTTTGATTGACTCTTGCATAGCCTTTTGCCACATGATGTCGATTTCATCTTTGTTCATGCTTCCCTCGCTTTCAGCATTGCGTCTGCCAATTCGTATGCAACCTTTGCACTTGCGATTGCGTGGCCTTTTAACTCTACATGGCTACGACTATTGCAAAAGCCCTGCATCGCCTTGGCTGCAAAGTAATCCCGCAGGGTCATGCCGTTTTGGTCAATCTCATATTCTTTGGCAATGTCTGAATGTTCAGACTTTATGAGCAGTGCTTTTTGTTTGCCTGGAAATGCTGGTGGGTTTTTCATTTCTTCATTCCTCTTACATAAGCCGCAAACGATTGCACTGTGTCTCTGCCAAATGCACCAGCAAACTTGTCTAGCTCCTTGGCGACTTCTTCAATCACTTCATTTCGCGCATTGTTTTCAGCGTATCGCATGATCTGATGCTTGCGTGAACCTTGCAGACCCCAATCACCTTGGCGCTTTGCAAGTTCTTCAAAAGCCTCGTCTTCAGGTTCTTTCATGCCTTCTCCTTTAGATAAAACTCCATTGCAATGCGATATGGGTCGAGCAGGGGTAAAGGGTGATCGTTGTAGTAATAGTATTTTGGCTTGCTCTCATCAACAAAAGTGCCATCAGCAGTGTGATACCTTGTTTCTTCAACCCGAATGGCATAACCTTCTGCCCTTGCGACTGCCAGCTTCAATTCAAGACTACCAATGGGCACATAGTTCTTGATGGTGTCATTCCTGTCAATCAGCTCTTTCATCTGCAATTTCCTTGTCGTTACGCTTGATTTCATACTTTAGACACGACAAGTCGTTGTATGACATTTCATCCGTTATATCTTTAAACTCTTTGTTATCACGCATCCATTTAACCTTCTTTTCCAGGTAAGGCAGCAAACCAACACTTGCATCTGCTTCATGCCATTGGTAATCAACCTCAATGCGGTCAATCTCTGGATTGAAGTCATCGTCTACCCACTCAAAAGGCACAAATTCAATTGTTTGCATCATTCACTCCTATCTGTTCAATGTCTTGTGCGGCAAGGAGGGCATCCAGGGCCACAGATTTAAGGATTACAAGGGCACTCTCTGGCGAGGATGGATTGAGAGCCTTGTGAGCCTCTACATCCTGCCAGAAAGCGTTTAAACGATTGGTTTGTTGTTGGTTCATGCGTCAATTCTGCCTTGTCTGACAGGAATTGGAATAGGGATTTACCCTAACTTACGCATAACCCTTTGGAGCCGCCCAGAAACGCCTTTACGGGTTCCAATGACCTCAATGAAGCCCTTGTCAATCAGTGCCTTGTAACGGGCTGTGACAGAGGAATAGGGCAGGAATGGCAGCTTGGCAAGCACATCATCTGAGATGCAACCATCTGGGCCATAGGCTGCAATGGTTTCAAAGACCAAGGACTCCATCTTTGTGGTGTCGATTGCCTGCGCTGCCTGATGTGAAGTGGCAGGGTCTTCTTTGCGAACCAGTTTAAACGGCGCAGTTCCAAAGAACTTTTCGACTGCACCACCAAACCAAGATTGATCTAATTTTGTCATCATTAACTCCTATCTGATTGTTTATTAAAAATGGTGGGTTGGTTGATTCCGCTATGCCCACCGCCATAGTTTGGGTGTTTATTTGTATTTCTAGCGTCTTTCTTTCGCTCCTGGGAACAAATAAACATCTTAATC